TAGGGAGTAGAATATCTCACTTACTTTCATATATAGCTGAATTGTTTTCGTTTTCAAAGCACTCTACCCGAATGACTCTACATCTCCCAGCATCGGTCTGAGATAGTACCTCATTAAACTTATCATGTACCATCTTTGCTAAGCTCTCGCAACCCATCCTATCCATCACCTTGAGCTTACAAATACCCTCCATCGCTGCGCTTTCGAAGAAATCGAGGTACGGGTCGTCCTTTTCTATAAGTAGCACATGGTCAAAATTGTCCTCCATCCAGCTCTTGAGCCCGTTCCCGATGGGAGCATCCTTGAAGCCTCCAAAGTCTACAACCCAATTCATATCGTCCAGTGTTTCAGAGCTGAACCATACCTTAAACTTGAGAGCATAACCATGCAAGAGCTGACAATGAGAGTGCTGAGCTTTATGCTGCCTCAGAGCTACCGAATAGTTATCGAATATCTTAGTGCTTACGTACATGATATGCGTTTAAGGTTTCTGAGTGAGGTATATACTCTCCAGCTCCAAGCCGATTGATGTAGAACTGAGAATCAATATCATACTCTGAGCTATATATCAGCTCCGATTCATCAGGTAGTAAGCCCTCCAGCTGGGTCTGAGTTCTAAAGTGCTTTGTTTCCCTGATGCTATTGACATATTTGCTCATTAAGTCCTCATTAACGAATTGAATAACGAGTATCTCCTTAGCGTTAATCTTATCGAATAGCTGGAGAACCTCCTTATCCGTTAGATAATGGAGAACGTATCTTATAACGACCAGCTCATACCTCTCTGAATGCGTTAGTATATCATCATGGATATCAGGGTTCTTGCTCCCATCAATATCAATAGAAATGGCATGAGGGATAAAGCTCTTGAGATTACCGTTAGCTCCTCCGTAATCAGCAACCCTCTGAGGTATGGTTATATTCTCAAGGATATCAGGCATACAATCCCAATACATGAAACGGCTAATATCATCTTTCCATTTACCGAACTCAAGCCCTGAGTCCTCGTTATAGATTATTGAGCGCATATCTTTGAAATTTAACCCATTCCTTAAAATTATGAATTGCTACTGCTCTTGACTTGAGCTTCGTTCCTTTGGGCTTGTTAATCTTATCAATGCTCTTGCCATTAAATTGATAGAGATATCCTCCTCTGTTTCCATATATCCAAGCCGTAGAATCCACAGAATGAAACTTGAGCTTAGGGAGATGATTGAGTTTAGTATATCCTAACCCATGAACCTTGCAATTTTCTTTCTTAGCTATATCCAAGAGCTTACTGATAACGCTTAACCCTCCTGAGTTTCGAATCCAGCTGGAGGTATATTTTCCGCTGAGTGATAGAGCCACGTAATCATAGTCCTTAACCATCTTATGATAGTAATCTAATCCTCGAGATGGATGCCATACGGGTATAGATTTCTTGCCCGTTTCTTTCTCGAGTCGAGCCCGTAGCTCCTCGACTCTCTTAAGACCTACAACTGAATCAATATCCAGCTCGAAGAAATTATCTATGTCCATCTCGTTAATGAAATCGATATACCTCGTTAGATAGGCATCCCAATCAATCTCATCAGTATCGTTATTACCCATAAAAGTGAACGCTCCTGAGTCGAGTAGAAAGTCCCAATAGTCTCGTATGTATGGCTTCATCCAATCTTGCATATAGTAGAAGCTCTCAAGAACGCATATCTTCTGAGCGTTCAATCCAGCTCGTTCAATCTCTGCTCCTTTATGAGCCCATCCACCAGCCATATATATTTTCATGTCTTTCTGATAATCATCGTGAGCATATTTACCCCAGCCTTGCGCTCCAGCTAAAAATATCTTCATTGCCTCTGTTGGATTATCCTGATGCTCCTTCCAAGTATCTTGTATGTTTCCATGCGGACCAGCCAAGAATATCTTCATTGCGTTAATTCCTTCCTTCGTATTCCAAACATACCCCCCCCCAGCATTAGCTAATGCCATATAGACTTTCACAATCCGAGTAGCTTGAAAACTATATCCTCCTTGCTGCCATCTCTATCCTCGAACGCTTGAAGAACGAGAGCGTAATCATCCTCCGAATACTCAAGCACTATCTTGGTAGAGCTCTTGCCTTCTTGCTCATCCTCCTCGAAGAATTGGTCGAGGTCGATATCCTCAGGATTCCAAACATCAAGACCCCACTCATTCAGCTCCTCAGGATTCCAGCTATTACCCAGCTCATCCCAATCCCACTCACCGAATCCTACGTTATCCTTAACGATAAACTCCTTCTGCTTCTCTTCTGACCAATCAACTATCTGAACGGGAGCTTTCTTCCATCCAGCATCAGTCATAGCCTTGAGCCGCATATTACCTCCGAGAACTACCATATCCTTATTGACCACAATAGGTCGGACATCAGCCATCTCAGGAAAGTCCTTGAGGCTCTTGACCAGCTTCTGAAATTTCTCATCCTTTATGATTCGAGGGTTCTCCTCATTCGGACGAATCTTACTTATCTGTATACTTTCCATTCTTGTAATTTGTTAATGCTTCTTGTGATGTCTTACCTGAGGCTTTCTTACATGGTTCTCCGTTCCAATATGCTACCGCTGCTTCTCGGTCAAAGCAATAGAACTTCATCGTATAGGTATTCTGAGTGATGTAGAGCCCGTAGTTCTCATGCCTTTCGTTCTGTTTCATTTCTTCTTCTTTGGCTTATTATCCTCAGCCCATCTCAGGAGAGTTTTGCCCATTATCTGAGCCGACCTACCGCAAGTAAAGCATAGAGTAGCAGTTGAATTAACGTAATGATATGCAGCCTCGTATTGCTTCTGCTCCTCTCTCGTTAATCTGCCTGAGCTCTGAGCTCCAGCGAACCTCTCCAGCTGGGTCTTATGCTCCTTGATGAATTTAAGTAGCTCTCTCTTGGTCATAACCATTCGGACTTATAGATGATTCTCTCAAACAATACTGCTAAGCAAGCCGTTTGAAATGCTATGAGAGCTCCTCCCGTACAAGCTCCGAGAATCAAGCCCGTCCAAAACGATAAACATAGGGGACAATCAAGAGGCTTGAGTCCGAACTCCTCAGGTAATCCGAGTAGCTTCTTAATCTTCAAGTCCAGCATCAGAACCTCCACGAATATCAGAGCCGATACTGCTGCTGCGATTGAGTTTAATAACACGTCCATTGTAATCTTCTTTTAGTTTGGTTATAGTTTTCTTAACGGTATTGCCTACGCTCTTGAATGGTATTCCCGTAGCAGCTGAGACCTTTCGATAGCTGCCTTCTTTGAAATAGCTCTTGAGCATATCTCGGTCATACCAATGGTAGTCATCAAGAAGCTCTTCAAGGATGATTAGATTCTCCTCTTTCTCGAAATCGTAGTCGTTGATATCAGGCATATCCTCCAGCTCTACCTTAGATTGATTGAGCTGATACTTCCGAGCAAAGGTGCTGCGGTTGCTGGTAGCCATGTTTATCATGGTTCTGATTACATACCAGCGGAGGTATCCTCCTTCGTTTATCTCTTGCCATTTCTCGGTATCCATCTCGAGAAGCAAGAGAGCTATCTCTTGGATTAAATCATCGGCATTCTGACCTGCTATCCTTCCCGCAAGAGCCGTCAGGCTGGCGTCAGATAGCAAGTCGAGAATTGCCAAGTCTTTCATTTATGCAAAGAAGTAGACAAATAAGCTACTTATCAGCATCAAAATTGCAAAAGTTATTAAGGTCTTTGTTAGTACCTCCTTGAATTCCTCACCCACGTTTCGTGCTTGGATTTGTTCAGGATGTATGTTCATAAGTTTGAGCTTGATGTCATCCATCATCTCCAGCTCACGCTCATCGTATTGGTATTCGGTCATCATAATTGCTCTAAGTATTAGAGCTGCTTCTGTCTTTTTCATAATCAAATTTTCTGTTAAGGTGTGTTGCTTGGAGTGCCTCGAAATAATCATCAGACTCATATAGTAGTCGTTCTGCTTTTAGCCTAATGTTTTCAAACGCTAATCTGATTGGCTCAGTGTCATATTCTTTTTCTTGCTCAATGCAAAATTCAATCAACTTTATTACGGGTGTTTTCATCTTCTTTGTTTTAGTTTAATGTTTTCAAGCCTTTCTATTGAGCGTATAATCCTATCCAGCTTTCTAACTATCTTATCAGCCTTCAATTTATGCCCGTTTAGCTTTACAATCTTACTGCTCATCTTCTTTGGTTAAGCGGTTACAATGGAGCTTCATAACTGCGTAATCGAAATGGCTCTTGCTGAGTTTCTTCTTTCTATCATAAAGTTCTTTGTTGCTATTATGATACACTACCGCTATCTGATGTACCTCAGCCCTGTCCTTCTTGCTGACATTTAAGATACCTTGCTCCTTCGCATATTTCCGAGCTGCGTGATAATCCCAGCCATACTCAGGCAAAGCTCCATGCTTCTCTACGTATTCAAGTAGACCCTCGTATAAGTCCTTCTCTCGGTCTTTATACTCCTCAAGCCTCAAGATATCAGGGTTTGACATCTTAGGTCGGCTACGCTCATCTCTGCGGTATTGGATATAGGCTGAGAGGATAGTTCCCCACCAACCTACTGATTGCTTCGTGATGTAGGCAATATCTCGAGATGGAGTTATCTTCTCGGCAAGTATCAGCTTGACCGCCTTGCCCAGCTCAGATACTTCTATGCTTGGAAACTCAGAGATAAGGAAATCAATTACAGATACCTTCTGAACCTGAGTCAGAACGGGAGCATCTATGTATGCGCTTATCTTATCAAGCTGGTCTGCTATCTCAGAAGCTGCCGAGTCCCTCAAGGGTATCGAGGTCTGTATTGTTCCCGATGCTCTTGAGAGCTTCATCTGCTCTTGTTTTTCCTTTTTCATTCTTGTTCTTATTTAATTCAAAAATACCTGACCATCCTTGTTCCATAGATTGCAAGAGCATAGCCTCAGCCGTTTGGTTATCATATCTGTTAAGCTTTGCTTTCATTCGAGTGATGGCTATCATCGTCATTGGCTTCTTGAGCTGCTTACGATGTTGAATAAATTCCTCAAACGTATTATTCAAACTCTCATCAAGAAGCGTATGCTTCTCTATTATCTCATTACCAATAACATTACCAATAACATTACCAATAACATTACCATTAACATTACCATTATCAGCTTGATTTGCTTGAGTTTGCTTAAGCTCTTCAAGCATTGCTTGCTTTTGCTTGGCTGCTCTTGCGTTTCCTCCCTTGCGACCAGCCTCAGCTCTCCTCTCTCTGCTCCCGTTCCACTTCTCAAGGTCTCTCTTGAGCTGCTGCTTGATAGGTTCAAAAGTTAATTGAACGAGTAGGTTATCAGTCTCAGGCTCGAGGTCATTCACATACCTCAGTATATGCTTGAAGAGCTCTCCAGCATCCTTATCAGGGAGCTTCTCAGCCGTATGAATAACATCTGCATATAGTATAAACGATTTCTTGTTTTCCATGATTGTTATAATGTCAATTTATACCTCTTGAATATCAATTAAGCTCCAGCTTAAAGACTTATTCTCTACATCGAACTCGGTCTCATATCCGAACGCATCCAGCATGATTATCAAGTCAGACCTGAGTACTTTATCATAACTCAACCATCCATCCATTGCCCGTACTCCATGAAGTACCGTAGCATGGTCTCTCCCGAATAGCTGACCTATCTCCGCAAGGGTCATTGTATTTCGAACTATCTGCTTCCGCAGAGCCCAAAATACGAAGTACCTTGCCGTCTTATACCTTGCCTCTCGAGATGGGCTCTCCAGCTTCTCTCTATCGAGCACGTAATACTGACACCAATACTCGATTAGAACCTCTATCTCAGCTGGATTGTAGATTGCTTTGATTACGGGTTTCTTGATATCCTTTTTCTCAGCAGCTATCTTATCAGCTACCTCTTGCATATTAACGCATTGAACCAGCTCTGCTATCAGGCTCTGCTGCTTCTCAATTATCTCTCTATACTTATCAACCATGATTTTTGTATTTGTTAATTAGTTCAACTAAATCCGAATCGCTAAACTTAGCCGTTCGGTTACTCTTATTCATAAGCTCCTCAGCAGTTCCAGCTCCATACTTTTGGTCTATATGGATACTCATCTTATACTGCTGACCTTGCTTCCACATATTACATCCAGCACATTGGGCGTGAACATTGGTCTCATCCCATCGAGTAGAATACTTACCTCTGCTCATAAAGTGTCCCGCTTGCATCTGCTTAATCGGCTTGACTACTCCGCAAGTTGAGCATGAGCACATATCATCCTGAGAGTCTCTCCTCCTGATGTATTGACTGAATACGGTATCCAGCTGCTTAACTATTGCTTTCCTACTTCGCTTCTTCATAACTCTCTCCTTTCGTAGTCTCTCTGAGCTTGTAATGAATCAACTACCAGCTGCTGCTGCCTGAGCCGTTGTCTAAGGCTCTCTAAGCACTCATCATACTCAGACAATGTAAGAGCAAGGTAATAACCCTTTGACGAGCTTAGAACGCCTGATATCAAGTCATACAATCTGATATGGCTAATCATCTTACGCAGCTTAACGGGAGTGAGCTTATACTTACCCAGCCTTCCCGTAGCGTTTACCTTAGAGCATATCTCTGTTGCTGAGATAGCTTTCGACTTGCCTAACTTAGTGCGAAGCCCCGCCAATATAATCGGCAAGGCTTCACGCTCCTCAAATGGAGTTAGGTCTTCGGTTATCTTCTCGAATCCTACTAACATCAGAATGGCAAGTTTTCATCTTGTTGCTCGTTGAATTGCTGAGCCATATCTCCCTTGAGAGCTGGGTAAGGATTAACGGCATCAGTCTGAGCTGCGGCTTGAATCTTCCAAGCTATCAGATTAGTGAACCATCTCTGCTTATACTCCTTGCATTCGATATTGAACTCTACATCGACCTCATCTCCTACGCTATTGGAGTACCTCTCCATAGTCTTCGCGAATAGGGTAAAGTGATAGAATGCCTCAGCATCCTTGTAGCCATCATTATTCTGAATGACAAGCTCTGCTTTAGAGTATTGCTTTCCAGCTTTCGATACTCCTGATACATCGTGATACGATACTACTTTTCCTCTTACTTTCATGTTATTTATTGATTGGTGATAATTGAGTTAATGTTAAATTGAAATTTCCGCATTCTTCTACTCGGCTCTTGATAGCTTCCCATGCTTCCTCGTCCCATTCTACCTCAAAGGTCTTTACCCTGAGCTCGATAGGTATATGTCCGAAAGTCATGTTTCTTCGAACCTCATCCTCAGCCGCATCGAGAACCTCCTCAGCTCCCATCCTATAAGCCATAGAATCGAGCTCTCTTCTTATGAGATGCTCAGGAGTATCTACAAGACAATAGTCGAGATAGGCTTTCCTCTTGCCCGTTAGAGCCATATATCCCATGAGCTGCCAATAGTAATCCTTATTGGGTATCTCCTCATCGAATAGAGGGTAAGTATCAATACTCCATGAACACTTGATATCCCTGACTGAGTCCTCGTATATCAGGTCAGGAGTTCCCGTTAGATAATCGTTAGAGAAATGCTCCTCGTTCTTAACTATGAACGGGTCGAGCTCATATCTCCCAGCGACCAATTCAATAGCCTCATCCTCCATGATAAGTCCCTTATCAAGATACTTATTGCTAAAGGTTCTACGAACTCCGAGAATCTCCTCCTTAACTATCTGTTTAACGCAGCTCTGAGCAGTCTTAGAAAGCTCTCCTTTCTTGCGTGAGTTGGTCATTACCTGACCGAGTGAACTACATCTGATTTTCATGCTTCTGTTTTATTTGATTCTACAACTATTTGCTTCCATACTGAATCCGAGATGCTAACGTGCTCAGTCATCTCATCTCTACTCATGCCCTCTCCATATCGGTCAACGCAATGCTGGAACATCTTGCTTCCCTTTATTACCGCTTTCTTGGCTGGAGCTGGAGCTGCTACCTGAGTTCCAGCTGCATCAGTATCCTCATCTACCACGATGCCCAGCATGGAGCTGAGAGCGTATCTGCGGTAGTAGGTAATGGCTGAACCATCAGATTGAAATTGATTCATTCCCTTGAGTAGAACTCCATCAGGAATGTCAATAGAGCTGATTTCATACTCTCCTGATGAGATATGAACCAGCTTAGTAGTAATAGACCTATCCAGCAGAGGCTGAGATAATACCAATCCATGCTTCCGCAATAGAGGGTCTATTACTTGATGAATAGCTGGTAGCGCAGCATATTTGTAGCCGTAGCCTTTCGCTCCTTTATTGATGGCTGGACATTCCGCTTGAAAGTCGCTGAGAGCTTGCCATATAGTTTTCTTCTTTTCCATGATAATTACTTACTTGATTAATTGATTAAGTGGTGTGAAATTGATTCCTCGTTCACGTAGGAACTCGGCAGTAATAGCGTAGATGCGATTGGCATCAATTCGTCTACTCGGACGATAGGTACTCAGGCAATCCACTACCGTGCTTCTCGGAAAGCCTGACCTCTCCGATACTGCTTTGATTCCTCCGAGAGGAAGTAGCCGTAGTGTTCGTTTTAATATTGCTTGTTCTTTCATTTCGCTAAGATAACAATTAAGTACCCCGTTGTAGTGCGATATTAGACCCAATCTGAACCCAATCGCATAGCTCATTAATACCCAGCTCCATCAATAGTATCTCCATTCTCTCAGGCTTGAGAACGATAACGGCATCCTTAATATCTGAATGTATTAACCCCGAAATCATTAACCCGTATCTCTGATTCTCAATACTCATAAATTCAAAGTGCTGACTGATAAACTCTATCAGCTTCTGAGGCTCAATATATCGGCTCATCTTATCCATTGGTAGTCTCCTTTTTCGTTAAAATTATTCATCCAAATCTCAAGCATCATCTTAGCTTGAGGTCGGTCAATTTCAAACATCGTTGCGATGTAAGGGACTGCTCCGAACATATTGATGCTATCCTCTATTCTGAGCTGGTTGAGATATTCACAGACCATTACTTCGAGCTCTGAGGCTCTTCTTTTAATTGGCTCTTCCATTATTTCTTCTCTTTCGGATTATCATTCTGAGGAGTCAAGAGAATAACCTCTGTCTCCGTTTCCTTCCACATCTCTACTATCGGCTCATCCAGCGAATAGTCTATGTAGAATGTCGTATCATGGATAGTGATATACACTACCTCTTGAGTATTTGGCTTGATTATCATGGATTCAGATTTACGAGTTTAATTCTACCTTCTGCTATCTCCTTTCGAACCTCTCCCGAATCAAGCCCTAACCATTGGTTGCGCCACTTAGAGGTGGTTCGGGAGTAGTCCCAATAATACTCGTCAAGATAGATATCCTGACCCTCCCATTTACCGATGATTGAGCCGTAGCTCTGAAACCATTCTACGCCATCGTGATTGATGATGAATTGATTAGCTACCTCCTTATTAGAGGCTCTGCTAACCATATTCTTGACCTTAATAAATTTCTCCATGATTATTTGATTGTTTTTCTGATTACTTCGTCATACAATTCGATTGCGGCATTTACACGACCATCTCTATACCTATCTACCGCTTCGGAATTGGTTGAAATTGCTGAGTATAATTTGCCATACTTTTCAATGGTCACTTTATAATGCCCCCAGCCTGCAAATCTGACTGCTTTTACTCTGTCTTGCTTCTTCATGATTATTTGATTATTGATTTCCATAATTAACTCTTAACCCTTTCTTACGCAAGGCTTTCACATGCTTAACATGCCCTTTCATTATCTGACAAGCTGATGATTTGCTCTCAATACCTGAGGAGATAATAAACCACTCCTCAGACTGATACCAAGTCTTCTGACCCACCATCATATTATGCTTATTCGGAGCTACCTTATAATACCGAGCTCTCTCATCCTTATTAACTATTACCATCCATTCCATACTATTCTGCTTTTCCATGATTATTGATTTTTAAAATGGGGCGTTCTTATGGTTGCCCCTTTGGTTTAGATTCTTTTTAGCATCCAATCTTTTTGTTGCTCAACGCTTTCTAAATCGTGATACCAAAAACAGTCTTCTAAAATTCCTTGAGTACTCGTTGGTTCTCCATTTTCTTGTTTCGACATTGACTTAACGATTAATTCAAGTTCTTGAGTAGTCTTAGCTGATTCGATTTGATTCCTTAGATTTTCCATAACTCGTTGATTTTTAATTGATTAACTTATTTGAGCACCCACCATTGGGCTTTCTTCATCCCCAAATATATATAATAGTTTTGTTATTATACCAAAACTTAGAGAAGAAAATAGAGCCTTAGAGCTTCATCATCTGATTGATAACCGTATGCCCTCCGATGCAAACCGCACAGCCTATCGCTGGTTTCTTGCCTCTCTTAGCATAAGCAAATGCGTACTTATCATTATCAATACCGCAGCCTACTTGAGTCCCGAATACCTTGAAGTTTTGACCTACATAATACTCTGTATAGCATTGGGTATGGAGATGCCCCTGAATGGTACTCTGCATATCAGCTCTACATTTAGTCCGAGCCGTTCCACCCTCTCCATGAATGAATTGAACATTATCATATACTACCCTATCTGTGAACCTCCAGCTTGGAGCTCTCAGGACTTCGTTGTAGCTCTTTATCCATGCCTTAGGTATTCCTCCTGAGAAAGCTTTGCGAGCTACTATCCTATCATGATTACCGATAATCACATCAGCTACAGGAAAGGCTTCAATCCATTTCTCCAGCTTATTGATAGCAAGCTCCAATTCGTCCCCAGCTGAGATACCATCAGGGTCAGTTTCGTGATAGCTCGAGTAGTGGTTATCGATTATGTCTCCAATGAATACTACCTGATTACAATTCCATCTCTGATACGTATCAACGCAATGCTGATAGTAACCCTCAAGAGAGAATGGTTCGTGGAGGTCTCCGATAACTAAGATGCGCCTCTCCTGAGCAGTTAGATTATTGAAAGCAGCTAATCGGTTACCGCTTAATCTCGGTCTTTGCTCAGTCATTCTCTGCATGAACCTGATATGCAAACTCAGTATCCAGCTTGGCAATCTCGATGAGGTCATTATCCCATGCCTTCGCAGCCTGAGCTCTCTCTTCGGTAGTAGATTCTACTCCAAGATTAGCCTGACGAGAGGCATTCTTCTTGAGATACCTATCAATTGCTTCTCGTATTCCTTGATTCTCGTGATATGTCATAGCCTATATCCTAATATTCCACTTATCTGATGGTTAATACTATATCCGTAATCCACTCCAAACATAAACCTTTTATGCGAGAACAGAATCCCTCCTCCAATAACGGGAGATGTCGAGCTCTTAAAATCACTTATAACTCCAGCTCGAGCATATAGTCCTATTCGTAGCCTCTCAGGAGATGAGCTCAGAGATATCTGAAACCTCTCAGATTGGTTCTGATAATTGCTCCAGCTGACTCGGACTGAACTACGCTTAAACTGGGCAATAGTATCATAATTGAGCTTCTCAGAGAGCCATGCCTCTACTATTTTAACCGTATCAATCAATATAAGCGTGTCTAAGCGCATAACTATTTGTTCTGATAGGATTGTATCAAAAGTTTCTATTATGCTCTTAGAGACATATCTAACAGAGTCAGTTTTCCATCTATCAACGTATTCTACCGTAGGAACGAGCTTCTCAATAATGATAGTTTCGGGCTCAGGCTCTCCGCATCCACGAGTTCCAATGATGACTCCAACCACCAAAGCAGCAGCAACCATCCAATACTCCTTAATGAAATACGATAGGATATTAGGCAAAGTATAATTCTGATTCTTCTGCTCTTCTTTCGACCAATCCCTTGAGGACTTTACCTCCTGATTTTACCCAGCGTTTAAGCTCTCTCTCAATGTTCTGATTTGAAGGGTCGTTATTGATTAAGATGAGCATGGTACTCCTCTTGAGATTCCCGATACCGAGATTATAAGTAAACGATATTAGAGCTCCCAGCTGATTAGCATTAAGTTCATGCTTCAAGACTTTCCTGACCTGAACCTCAACATCCTTGACATGGCTGATAAGAATCTCCTGAGCTCTATCTTGGTCTATCTTCTCATCGGTCATCTTGACCTCTGCTCCATCCTCGTAGAATGTAGAGCCGTAGCCAATAGTAGGGACTCCAGCTGGACATAGATAAGCCTCAGGCATGAAACCTTCCCATTTCTTGATAAGCTTGATAGCAGCTCCTACCGCTTTGCTTTTCTTCTTTGCCATTTATTTCATTTTACATCTGTTCTCCTTGAGCTCTCCTTTCATCTCAGTAAGAGCTCTCGTATTATTGGAGATGACATCAGCGAATTTATCTACATGGTCGTTATTAGCCTCATTCCATTCTTTGCGCTCATCCCTATGGATATCTGTCAGCTTGTTTAGATAGTACAATAAGATGCCTAAGATGACTCCTGAGAGTCCGAATGAGGTAAGAGCTTCGAGTAGGATTTCCATTATAAAACTAAGTTTCCTTGTTCATCTATGTCGGGTACAATGCCCCACTTTGCTAACTCAGCTAACCATTCAGCCTCGTCAATGAATGCGTCAAATATCCACTTGGATTTCATTACTTGGTTAGTCTCTACAATTCCGTAACCTTCACATACCGTTCGTTCATCATCGAATGAGATAAAGTAGGTTCGTTCATTTGGGTATCTTATTTCGTACATCTCTTAAAATTTAAACTGAGCCCCCATCGATAATAGTTCCCCATTTTGCTTCTAAACTAATATGCGCGGCTTCAGCAGCCCCTCCAGCAGTATATTTACTGCTTCCAAAATTAACCGTTCCGCTAAATGACATCGCACCTTGAGCATCCCAAGCAATTAACAAAGCATCATAATTAACAGTTGATAATCCCGCCCCTAAAAGGAAATTATAAAAGTTGGTCACTTGGTTGATGTCCCAAGTAGCCATACTTCTGTTAAAAGAGCTACAAGATTGCCAACTAACCATTAACAATGCTGATGTATCCCAACTCGTTATATCGGGGTTTAGATTAGAACAGTTAAAAGCCCTAAAACCAGTTAAGTTTGAGACATCCCAAGTATCTAAACCAATACCCGTAATGGTGGAATTGGAATTGAATAAAAAACTTGAAAACATATCACCTTTAACAACCCAACCCGTCATATCAGCGTTGAAAGAACTCGCATTCCTAAAAGTTTCGTACCAAGTAGTCACACCACTAACATCCCACGAACTCAAATCTCCCTTGTAACTCGTTTGAAAAAAACAAGTATGAAGATTAGTAGCAGTTGATGTTACGAAACCCTCAAGCCCACTAACAAGTGCTGGCATATTACGCAAGGTTGATTGATATGTAGTTACACTACTCATATCCCAAGCAGATGTGTCAAGTGTTCTTAATGATGAACAATTGTAAAACATATACGAAGCATCAGAAGCCGTTATTGTTGGAGAGTCTGTTGCAGATATATACAACATATTTGAACAGCCAAAGAAAGCCCTACTTGGTGATGTTAAGTGCATGTGCCCCCAACTAACCACCTCAATCATTTTTAGCTTGTCACCACCGTTATTGAAGTAAAAGCCTTTCAAGACATCCCCCGAAATACTAATCGTATACACTCCACCAGTAGCATAGGTGTGTGTTCGGTTGGCATAAGACAAATCCGAAGTTGAACTATCCCCCCAATCAATGATTCCATCTTGCGCTGGATCATTGTTTATTGGCAAGGTAAACGTGTCTCCAGCCGCCTTTGTAGTGTCAATAATAATTGAGAATGGAAGTACTGCCGCACCTCCGCCTCCTCCAGCCCTACGGAATGATGTGCCTATTCTTCTGAATAATGACGGCATAGCTTATCCGTTATAGATTACTACTGAGCCTGATGCAAGAGTAATAGATGTAATTGAGCTCTGCTCAGGAACGGTTATCAGAGAACCAGCCTTTAGTACGGCTGATGCGTTCAATCCGTAAGCGGTAAGAGAACCAACTCCTCCCACTTCGAAAGCGGTGAATGTGGTATCCTCTTGAGCTATCAAGCAGAAAGCTCCGAGAGAGCCATGCGCTCCCGTTCCCGTTAATAGTTTTGAGCCCTTTGAGCCCGTTATTCTTTGGTCGTAAGTCATGTTAAGTAGGTATTTGACACTTGTTATAATTGTATGATTGAGTCAAGCTAAGAACGCAAGAATGACCACTCACTTTATCATCGAACCGCTCTGTGAAAGGGTCGAATGATACTGATGGTTGAATGGTTACTCCCTCTGTATGGAGCTGACGAAAGTATGCTACGAAGTCAAGAAGAATAAGAAGCGTATCACTAAGGACTTCCTCCTCATTCTCCTCAGCTGGAAGAACCCTATCCATACAAATCAAACGGATATCATAAGTCAGAGTTCTATCGCTTACAGAAGCAGAATCTTCTATTGCCCAAAGGACAACGTAATCAAGCTCCTTCGGTTGTATCTCCCATACATCTCCCTGACCGTACTGAGCTATCTGCTGGTGAGCATTCGCTTCGTTTTCGATTAGTTGAAATATTTGATTGAGAGTGTACATACTTTCTTAGCTTCTGCTGATTCTTGAGGTTAGCGTTTCGACTCATATTTGTCCTTTAAACTGGTATAGTTTGGTCTGCGCCCTAAGTAGATTCCCGTAGTGAATACTCTCGTATCAGGCTGGATAACATCAAGCCCATCATCAGGGTTAGCATAAGCTGGATAATCAGAAGAGTTCTCAAGGAGAAAACTTACGAGCCTCTCGGTGTACCATTCTGCTTTATCCTTATACTTCTGAGATATGAAGTTAATCTCATCAAGAGAAGCAGTCTGACTATTCTCAGAGCTCTGCTGCATTACGCCCTTATTCAGAAACTTGTAGCTGATAGCTGACGGAGCTTCTGCTTGAACCCAATACAATAACATAGGCTGGATATAATCATTCAGAAGAGTAGTATTTGCAACCGTTAAAGTGTTACCAATAATCTGAGTCTTGAGTTCATTATACATAGTCGTTCCCAGCTTAGGCTGAAGATGTATATCTTGACTCAGAATGATAACGGGACGAATGAACTTGAAATCAATATTCTCATGTAGTAGAGTATTATCCTTTACGAACGCTTCTGATATGAAAAGTACGTTTGCCATTATCTCTTCTCTTTAACTATTACTTGCTTCCATTCATGTCTACAATGGTAATTCTTGCCCCAATATCCACCGCCTCTCTGCCATACATTTCGGTCAGCCTTGACTCCCATGTTTATGATATCCTTCAAGTCCCAAGTCTTATTACCAAGAAGCTGACCTTTCTCTTGCTCTTCGGTTCTCTCATCTACTCCAGCGGTTACCTCGCATAGCTTCTTACAGAATGTTCGGGTCGCTGGAATAACGAGCTCAGCTCCAGCGTTGTCTCTCAAGCCATATACGTAGCGAATTTCGTAGACTTCCTCCATAGGCTCTACCTCCTCAATTATCTTCTCTCCCTTTGGAGTAACCGTAGTGGAACGCTGAGTCGAATCGAGTACCTCTGATATCTCTATCTTAATTGCTCCCTCAGTAACAAGAGTCTCAAGAGCTTGAGTAACTCTCTCTACAGATAGGTTTAGAGAACGGCTAATGCTCAGATATGGAGTTAGTGGGTCTTTGCTTAATATCTCAAGTATTGCGCTCTCTACTGCTCCGATGGAGCTGAACCAATACTTGAGGCTCTGAGCTTGTCGCATGATAGCCTCCTCTTTCGAGGTTATGCTTGAGAAATCGAATGAACGAGCCTCAGAGCAAACCTCATACTTATCTGAACCAGCTGCTATAAGAGCTTCAAGATGCTCCTCTCTATCATCCTCAGAAGAGAAGCCTTGAGATATTATTGCTCTAAGCCCCTCAGATACATCCTCAGGTATTTCATCTCCATAGACCGTAGCTCTTGCCAATTCAGGAGTAAAGCCGTATAACTCTATTAATACAGAGATAGCTGAACCAGCTGCTACCATTCCTTGCTTCACGTTTTGAAGTAGCGTAATAATTCCCGATACTCCACCTACTGAGCCCTTGAGAGCTGACTGAGCATCTTTTGCTTTATCATTCGCACCAGCCTCTTCTTTTTCTACCACCTCAAGACCTACTTTCTCACGTATCTCATCATTGGTCATGACTGATACTACGGTAGCCTCTGAGAACTGAACGCTGATAGGCTCTGTATCTTTGATGAATAACCTCTCCTCGAATCCTTGAAGAGATGCAAGTTCGTTGAATACTCTCTCGATTATCTGTTGCCTTCCATTCACATAGGTATTCTGAAAGAGCTCGAAGCTATCAATCAGCTGACCTCTCGATGTAAATAGACCATCCTCCTTGATACCGAATAGAGCTGGGTCTACTACTTGATGTCCAGCGTATAGCTCTTTCTGAACGGTGCGGTTTAGAATCTCGAAACGCTTATCGAAATCATTCCCGTTCAGCTGCTGAATCTCAGCTCCTCGTTCTTTGCTATCTGAGAAGTTTAATACTATTGAATTAGCATTATCCGTATTCGTGAATTTATCCTTGATTTGATTCTCGATGATTTCTTGCTCCTCAACCGTTGGCTCTCCGTTGTAAAAATTTATAAGAGTGCCTCCCATGAACCCGTTCTTAATTGAGTTGAGGTGGAAATTGGCAATCTCTACGTCAAGCTCTATATAGCTTACGCAGCCCATATAAGTCGGTAAAGGATAGTATTTACAATCAGGATGATATGCCTTAACGTATAGCAATTGCTTGCCCTCAGGTTCTTTCCAATTGAACGCTTCTATCTCCTCTACTACGGGATTATGCTTAGACCAATCCTCTGAGTAGTAATACATAGAGCCATCCTCATTACTCCGATATCTTGCGAAGTCAGCATGATAGATGGCTGCTATCTTATCGTTAAGCTGATTGTAAACTATCTCAAGTGCGAAGCCGTTGTATAGCTCCATATCCATTGCTACCTTCTCTAAGATATCATTAAGGCTCTCGTATTGATTAGGATGCTTAATGAATTGCTCCAGCTCTGCGAGCCTTAGCGTATCAAGATTCTCAGAGTTAATGCCCCATCCTTGACCGACTACATAGTCTTTTTTGGAGTTAATGATAGCATGATGTTTTGCGCTCCTACGATAGAGGTCAAGTAAGAACTCAGGGTAGCGATTTTTCCACTCACCCTCAGCTCCGAACAGAATCCATTCCTTGCCCCTGACCTCTCTGAAATCAGGAACTTTCTGAGCTGCAAAGTTTAGTATAGATAATTGACTATTCTCCATAAACTACATACGTTGAATTACCTCCTACATAGGTAGGAGTCGCGGTTATTGTTCCATCTACTTTAACTATCCCTTGTTCAAGCATAGAGAGCCCTGACGGGTCTACATTGGAGCTGGAAGAATTGGCGTAGACATAGTATCTCCATTGTCCCTCGTTTGAGAGCTTTATCTCAGCGTTAGCTGGAGTAGGAGTTCCACTACCAACCTCAGTCAAAGTGAACTTATTAAATCGAGCTGGAAAGAGGCTACTATCCTGAGCTATCGTATAAACGATTTCCTCCGTAGTATCACTCTTGAACTCGAATAAGTAATAGGTAGCCGTACCTCTCTCTGTAAGGGTTACGACCACCGTATTAGCGGTATCTTGAATGATGTTAATCAAACTGCAAACACTACGTATTCGATATCTACATCAGCAGTATCAGCCTGAGCTGAGATATCATCAATATCAACAAATGCGCTGAAAGCTCCAGCTGATGTATCGGCATCCATTGAACCCGTAGATAGCATGAAGGTAGCTCCAGCATCTACTTTTACATCAGCAGTTTCTGCTCCTGATTTCTTGAATCTCACCCTAATGAAATTGGTATCATCAAGGTTTGTGATGCGGATATATCGGATAGCAGAACGAACA